CGAATCTACTACGCAAGAAGCGGATCAGAAATCTATCTGCTGCTCATCGGCGGAGATAAAAGAAAACAACAGGCAGATATCAAAAAAGCCAAGAAACTATTCAGGGAATACTCCGAATAGGAGGAGAAAAAATGACAAAGAAATACCAAGACTACGACACCAGCGAATTCCTTGAAACCGAAGACGACATCGCCCGCTACCTCAATGCCGTAGCAGAATACAATGATCCTGAAATGTTCCAAACCACACTCGGAAAAGTAGCAAAAGCACGAGGAATGTCCAGCATTGCCAAAGAGGCGAACGTGTCCAGAGAAAGCCTGTACCGAAGCCTCAGTGCCGAGGGTAATCCCTCGTTCCAAACCATCTCTAAAGTACTGGCTTCAATGGGGCTTCGACTGACTATACAGCCAGCTGAAGCCTGATATGTTCACCAGGTCGGCGGTGGAGCGCATCGACTAACGTTCTCCTGTTCTCATGACCACGATCATGCTGGGGAATGGCGCCGCTTCACCGGCCTGCCCATTCACCTCATACTTCAAACGTCCGGGCAGAAACCGGACTTCCGCACGGTGCAGGATATGGTTCTGGAACCAGCGGGTGTCAGTGCGTGCGGGAACCAATAGGACTACGAGAGTGTCAGGTTTGCTGGCTTCCTGTGAGGCTTTGCGTATCCAATCACCGATGTTCCGCCCGTAGGGAGGATTGCAGAAAACCGTCTCCCCTTCCCATGAGTGTTCTAGGCCACTGTTTTCGACTGTGTAGTGGTGTTCGCATTTTGCGTTCTGGTCATTTGAGGCGGCATCGAGAGTGAAGTGGAATTCCTCGTCCAACTGGTCGAACAAGGCTTGAGGTGTTTCCCAATCGTCCTTGTTCGAGGTCATTGCGGCTGCGCCCGCCTTGTAGAAATTGCTCAACGTTTTCCTTCCTGTAGTATTGCTGGCTTCTTCTCCAACTTGCCTGTCTTGAATGCTTCCGAGGCTTCTTTCTGGCTGGGGAACGAGTATCGGGTTCTGGTTTTGCAATAAGGACAGCCAACCCGCCACCATGTCTTCGTGTGCGTGATCGGACTGATGGCTTTCCGGTATTCGCCTTTCATTCCGCAGTTGGGGCAGAGCAGCGTCGTGTCGAACACGTCAACGTATTTGCTGCCCATGCGATCCAATGTCCGTTGCATGGCCAGGGTGTCCACGAGCTTCGGGTCGAAGCCGAGCCTTTTGACCTGCTCCGCGCTCCAATGTGCTAGGTACCGGAGGATCTGCTGTTCGATGCCGTATTGCGAATAGTGGTAACGTTTGCCGGTTTTCAGTTCGATGAAATCGTCTTCGTGGGCGAAGTCTCCGGCGCAGAACCGTTCGACGGCTTCCTCTCTGCTTTTGCTGGGGAAAATATTACAGGCGATGCACCGTTGGTTCGAACAGGAGCAGAAGTACGGGTGGCACCAGAAGCCGTCCATTTGTCCGTCACGTTCGCCACCGTGTATGAACCCGAGGGGAAGGAACGTGTCGCAGTCATGCGGTTCCGCATGACCAGTGGAGCAAAGCGGGCACGGATACTGTTCGCGCATTATCTTCGCTTCGGCTTTCCTCATGCTACGTTCCGCGGCATCCACCGCATCCTGCTCCGCCAGACGTTTGGCGATAGGCTCGTTGATCTGGCGAACGATATCGACGGGCAAACCGGTCTGCTTGGCGACGGATTCCACCGTGGAACGACGCGACTGGAGCAGGTCGGCTGCTCGTTCGGCTCGACTGTGATATCGGGGCATGGTCAGACAGGGTCTTTTGCCAGATGGAAGGCGACTGCGATGATTGCGGCCAGCATGATGCTGAGGCTGATAAGGATTGGATGTTTCAAGATTCTTTCCTTTTGCTAGTTTTCAAGAATGATTTGCGTGCCACTGAAGAATGCGAGACGGTCAGCTTCACGGATTTTCTTCGGATCGTTCACATCACGCATGAACTGTTCCCTGAAGCGCCGGTATTCGGCATCGTATCCGGGACCAGTGTTCTTCTTCTTTTGTACAGGTTTCTGTTTCGGTGTCGGCCAACCTTTCTTTGAGGAAAGTCGTTCGCGGCGTCGCTTGTCCGCTTCGACCACACGGTTGATCTGCCGGGCGCAGGATATAACCGTTTTCCTGTCCCCTACCAGATGAGCGGATACGGCTTTGCGGCGTAATCGTCCGATGTTCCGGCAAGCGTTGGCTGACAGTCCCGGCAACAGTTCGAACTCGTCCAGATAGAGGATTCCACCCAGAAGAGTGAACGGTTTAATGCTTTCATTGGCTTCCGGCATCGGTGTCTTCCTCCTCTTCAAGTCCAGTCAGCACTCCTGCATAGGCGTCTTCGATTTGCTGGCACCACTGTTCCATCGTCGTATCCAAGGAAATGAACATGGTCGGAGTGAACCCGCCGGTCATGTATTCATCAACGACCTGTCCAGCCAGGTCAAGGTCATACAGTTTGATTTCACCGATCAGCCTATTGTCCCGGAAGAAAGCCAAACGTCGTTGCGAATATTCCACCACACTCATGCCGCTGATAGCCCAGCCGTTCAACCCGTTACAGGAACAGGCCAGAGTGTGTTCGTTCTCCTCGACGATCTTCCAATCATCCTCTTTGACGATTGTTTTTAATGGTTCGTAGAATTTGCTCAATTTTTCTCCTTAATGACATTCCGGGCACAGCCACTCGTCTGTGGCGCAGTCCCATCCGTTTTCAATGAGTTCGTCATGGTTTCCCATTGCTGTTTTCCCGCATTTGCTGCAGGTCAGATGCCAGTGTTGCGGACAGTAGTGGTTTTCGTCTCCATCCAATTGCCATCCGTCGGAACTGGCGTCATCGTCTGCGTCGTCTTTGTCTGTGTAATAAGCGCTGCCGTCTTCGGGCTCGTATTGTTCATCGCATTCGTCGCAGTGGATTGCGACGAATTTCTTCTCGGTGAAACTCATAGCGTCCCTTGTTCTTGCGTCAAGTCTCGGATGGCGTCCTCGAGCAGGCTTCTCGCGGCCTTGCATCCTTGAATGTATGCGCGGGATGGTTCCGTTCGGGCGTGGGCGTCGCTTGCATGTTCGAGTTTGAGTTCGCTGGAGATTCGTTTCCCTGCTTCGGTTTCCGTTTTGGCCAGCAGTTGGCGATCATGCTCGGTAAGCCAGGCATCAAACAGTTCGGCGCTATTGGAGAATTGCGGTTTTGCCGACAGTGAATAGAAGTCCTCCGCGCCGTTTATGAAGATGTTCCTGGCTTCGCTGTCCGTCAACGGTTGGTTCACGCTCAATTGTTTTCCTCTCTTTGATGATGCTTGTCTTCGATGACCCGGATGCGTTGAATGCCGTCGAGATGAATGTGCATGGGTGTGCCGGTGATCCAATTCCAATACACGTGATCCAGCACGACGGGAATGGTTGAGCCGTCTCTGATTCGTGCCGTGATTGTTCTCTCCCACCAGCATCCGGTGTTGTGTTCCAGAATCTGAACGGGCGCGGTGACTGTAAAGCCTTGCAGTGGCTTCGGGGCTGTGTCATTGAATTCGACTTCTACCGTTTTCCCTTCGAATCGGATACGTATGTCATTGATCGCCGCATCAAGGAGTGGCTTGTGCCGTCTCCCGTATTCGCCGCATCCTTGACGGTCTCGTAATTCGTTCTTGTAAGGAATGTTGGCCGATGATGCCCCGTTCAAGATTCCAGCTCCTGGTTAATATCGTCGATATTCTTTCCTTCTGCCAGTCGAATCATCATCGCGATAGCCCGGCACATCTTCGGATAATCTCCGAACCGTAAGGCATTCCAGAACTGGAATTCGTATTGTTCCGTCTGGGATTGATGCTGCAGCGCATTGATGATGCCAAGCTGACGGCAGGTCAAAGCGACGGGCTCGTTCCTGTTTTCCGCATAATGCGTATACCAGAGAGACTTTCTCAGGTCTTCGACCGGCTTGTTCTTCGACCGGTATCTCCACACGTATTTGACGGCGTTGCCCATGCAGAAGCTCATGCCGGCGGTCAGGTCAATACATTCCAGACCGGGATGGGATAATTCGTAGTGTGCGGGATGTTCTACCGGATCGGCGTCACCGACTCGCGTCACTGTTTCATCTTTTTTTTGGTTTGCGGAGACCCTGTCCTTTAGGGCGGGGAGGAAGCAAACCGTCCTCCTTTCACAGATTGATATGATATAATGTGAAACATGGTCAGAAGGCATGCATGCAAGCGGGCGTACAGGTTCCGCTTCTACCCGACACCCGAGCAGGAACAACTGCTCAGGCGCACGGTCGGCTGCTGCCGAAAGGTCTACAATCTCGCGTTGGAAGCCCGTTCCGTCGCATGGACGGCGGAGCACAGGAGCGTCACCTACGTCCAGACCAGCGCCATGCTCACCCAATGGAAGAAAACAGCTGAATACTCGTACATGAACGAAGTGTCCTGCGTGCCACTGCAACAGGCGTTGAGACACTTGCAGACGGCGTTCTCCAACTTCTTCAAGCAGACCGGCGACTATCCGAGATTCAAGGCCAAATCCCACGGCGGAAGCGCCGAATACACTCGAAGCGCGTTCAAATGGGACGCCAAACGCAATGAACTCACGCTCGCCAAGATGCGCGAACCATTGCCGATACGATGGTCCAGAACACTGCCCCGCAAGACGGAGCCGAGCACCGTGACCGTAAGCTTGGACGCCGCCGGACGATGGCACGTCAGCATCCTCGTGGAGGAGACCATCCGCCCTCTCCCCGCCCGAAGGAACGCAATCGGAATCGACTTGGGAGTGGACAGCTACGCCGTCACCAGCGACGGGGAGACCATAGCGAACCCACGCCACTACAAGAAACTCGCCGAACGGTTGGAACGGGAGCAACGGACGCTGTCCCGCAAAACCAAAGGCAGCAACAATCGTCGGAAAGCCGCCCTCAAGGTGGCCCGCACCTACGCCAAAATCACGGACATGCGCCGTGACTTCCTCCACAAGTTGAGCACGAGGATAATCCGCGAGAACCAAACGGTGGTACTCGAAGACCTCAACGTGAAGAACATGGCCAAAAGATGCGCGCCGAAACCCGACCCGGACAATCCAAACCATTGGCTCCCCAACGGCCAGTCCGCGAAAAACGGGCTGAACGGAAGCATCATGGACGCCGGATGGTCGGAGTTCCGTCGAATGCTCGAATACAAGGCCGAATGGTACGGGCGACAGCTCATAACCATCGATAGGTATTATCCGAGCACGCAAATCTGCTCCCACTGCGGGGCGAAGACCGGGCCGAAGGGCATGCCCGGCCTCAAAGTCAGGGCATGGACGTGCCCGGACTGCGGGACAAGCCACGACCGTGACTTGAACGCAGCCAAAAACATCCTCGCCGCAGGGCTTGCGGTTAGCGTCTGCAAGGACGGCAGAACCGGAACCAAGGTCTCGCATTAGCGTCCCCTCCCTTCTTGTTTTGTCGTATCGAACAGAAACCCGAACCGTGAGATTCGGGAATCCCCCGCATTCATGCGGGGGAGGATGTCAATGTTTTCTGGTTTCTTGATTCCGGTCACGGCTTGCACGGTGACGTATCCGTCCGTGTCGAAGTAGTCGACCATGGCGTTGTTGTTCTGATACGTGTACTGGTCGCCGACCTGCTGGCAGAGTTTCTTTGCGTTGCGGACTTTTGGAG